GACAGCGGATCAGGCATTCCAACAGCATCACGCTATGAGTGGTCGTGCGGACCCGAATCAGGGCGAGTTGCCGGGGACCGGTGGTCCCCGTGAACAGATTGAGGGTGCAAGAGAGAAGTTGCGCCCTAGGACGCCGGAGGAACAGGAGGCTTGGGAGAAGGCATCTCGTGAGAAGGGGCATCGCCGCCCACCTATTGCAACTCCTCCTCCTGTACCGCCACGGGTTAGCCCAAGGGAGGACCGCAACCCGGAGTTGCGATCCATGGATTCACAGATGCTGGCTGACATGATGGCACAACAGGCCACACAGCCCGAACAGGGCTATTTTGGTGGTATGGGTGAGGCTGTACAGGGGTTGACTAATCGGGTTGCTGGTATGTCTGGTCAGGAGCGTGCAGCGTTGATTGCTGCTTTGGTTGCTGCCGGTTTGTTGACTGCCGGTTCTGGTGGCATGCTGGCACCGGCTGGTGCCGCTCTGATGGGTGGTGCCGGTATGGCGGCTTTGAGCCAGTGACACCGGGGCTTGTGTTGCGGGAAGGCAAGTGGGTGCCGTACGGTGAGGGGGAGTTGCGTACAGCGTTTGCGGTGGAAGCCTACGACGTGTATGATCCGTTTGATGATGAGGAACCTTTGGAATGCGGTTTGGAAACCCCTGAGGTGTGTGAGTCGTGTCAGTGAAGGACTGGTGGGCGTGCGCCCTGTTGCTGGGAATGTTCACGTTTATAGCCTTTACGGTTTGGGGTTTGGGTCGGACGTTACAGTCGTTGTTCAACTAGATGGGTCGCCTGACCGAGTTACAACGTGAAGCGGAATGGCGGAGATGTGTTGCCGATGAGTCGTATTTCTTACGCATGTATTGGCATATTGCCCATCCTGCTCATGGTCGAATACTGTTTAATCTTCGGGACGCCCAATCTTTCGCTTTGGATCATTGGGGCAACAACCGGTATTCGTTGACTTTGAAGGCCCGTCAGATCGGGTGGACGACACTTGTCGCGGCACACCAGTTTTGGTTGGCGTTCTTCAAGCCGGATCAGAACATTATTGATCTGTCGCGTACGGAGCGTGAGTCGGTGTTGCTTCTTCGCAAATCGAAGTACGGTTTTCAGCACATGCCTGAGTGGATGATAGAGCGTGGACCGGATTCGCTGGTGGAACACCAGCAGAAGATGGCGTTCAGCAACGGGTCGCAGATCACTTCGATGCCTTCAGCGTCGGATCCTGCCCGTGGCGAGTCCGCATCGTTGGTTGTAGTCGATGAGTGGGCGTTCTTACCGAACCCTGAGGAAGCGTGGGCATCCATTGAACCGGTGGCTGATGTCGGAGGCCGAATCATTGGTCTTAGTACGGCGAATGGAAGCGGAAACTTTTTTCACGAACTTTGGGTGGGGTCGTCCACGGGGACGAACCGGTTTGAACCAATGTTTTTTCCTTGGTCTGCGACAGAAGACCGTGATGAGGCATGGTATCAGTCGAAGAAAGAATCTATGCTGTCGTGGCAGTTGGCTCAGGAGTATCCGACAACGCCCGAAGAGGCGTTCATAAAGTCAGGTAACCCTGTGTTCGATTTGGATTCGTTGGAGGCGATGAGTTCGATGGTTGAAGAAGGTCAGGCCGGTTATCTGTGGGAACCTGCGCGTGGGTTTCCGGAATTTCGTAAAGATGCTTACAGTTTGGCGTGAACCGGTCGGTGGCCGGGCGTACTGTATCGGGGTTGATACTGCGGAGGGGCTGGTGCATGGCGACTATTCGTGTGCACAGGTTATTGATGTGCGTGCCGGTGAACAGGTCGCTATCTGGCATGGGCACATTCCACCGGATACGTTGGCGAACGAAGTGCATTTGTTGGCGTTGTGGTACAACAATGCTTTAACGTGTGTGGAGTCAAACAATCACGGGTTGACTACTATTGTGCAGTTGCGAAACTTGGGGCATCGGAACCTGTTTCGGAAACGCACGTTGAATACGTCGATTGCGAAGGTGTCTATGGAGTTCGGGTGGAAGACGACTAGGACAACGAAACCGTTGCTGATTGACGATTTGGGTATGGCGATCCGTAACGACGAGATGATTGTTCACGACCGGTACACGTTGGCGGAGTTACGTACGTACGTGCGGTCCAGTAGGGGTTCGATGAATGGTTCCCCTCACGATGACCGGGTGATGGCGTTGGCTTTATCTAATCAGATGCGCCAGTACGCTTTCATGCCGGAGTATGCGCCTGCTGTCGATGACTACTGGACTGTGGACTGGTGGGCGCGAATGGTTAAACCAGATGAAAGCCCCGATCTGCGAATTGGTGCAAATACGGTACGTGGGACACTTTAGTCTGTCTCTTTAGGACACTTTATGAAACCTAGGAGGTTTCTGATGGCAAGGCCCAATTTCGTTTCTCATACAAACGGAACACAGACAATTGATGGTTCCACCGGTAGGAACGACGTGATGGAACGTGGTGGTTCTGTTGTATCTAACCCGATTTGGGAGCCTGCGGCACCAAACTCGCCTAAGCAGCGGTTCAGCGACCCGAAGTACGCCAATCAGACTGGCGGCTACGGGGAGATTTCGGTGCGTGAGACGCCCCTGAATCAGCATGGTGTTGTCGGCAAGGTTGAGCCGTCGAAGCCGCAGCCGGACCTGAAGGGTCACAACGCTGCACCGCACACCAAGCGTCCGTAACTGTGGCAGTTCTGCCACGTGATGCGACGTTTGATGATTTCGTTTCATATACGGAATCTCTTAGGGGGTCTTTGGGTTCGGAAGAACTCATCGACCTCTGGGAGTGGCGACAAAAATTGCTTGGTATCCGAATAGACACGGGTCGCGCATTGCGCGACCAGTTGCCCCCGGATGAACAGCATCTGACCCGTGCACAGCGCGGTCGGAAGGTTGAGGCGGAAGCGAAGGCGGCAGGTCGCAGCATTGAACGTCTACCCGATAAGGCATATTTCTAATGGCTCGTCTGACTCGCGCTGACAAGTATGAGATAATTCAACGCAAGTTGGAGGGTGCCGCACGGTGGCGTGACGAAATGGGTTACGACAACCTGTGGCGTCGCATGAACGACCTGTACAGGGGGAAGCATTGGCCTAGGACGACAGCCACACAGGATTTGGTGGCAGTCAATTTGGCTTTCAGCACTATCAATGTGATTTCGCCGTCGGTGTCGGTCAACTATCCGAAGGTGATTGTTTCCCCCAACAAGGAAGAAAATCAGGATCGGGCAACATTTGTTGAAGCGGTCATCAACTATTTGTGGCGGCATCACGATTTCCGTAAGCCTTTCCAACGGTCTGTAAAAGATTTTCTGATCTTTGGGCATGGCTGGTTGAAGGTTGGTTGGAAGTTCGTTGAGCAGGAACGCCAGTTGGGTGATGCTGAACGGGACGAAATGTTTCAGACCGCTGTCACCGAAATGGATACTTTCGCTGAAGAGGATCCGTTCATGGCGGGAGAGTTGCCTGACAATTCTCAGATAGCGGCAGATATTCCAACTACGTCTATGACTGTGGTGGAGGATCAGCCGTTCGTGGATCGTGTGTCACCATTCGACATGTTTGTGGACCCGGAGGCGACATGCATGGAGGATGCGAAGTGGATTGCGCAACGCATCGTGCGATCTTTGGATGAGGCGAAGAAAGATAAACGGTACAAGGCGAGTGCACGCAAAAATTTGAGTGCCGATTCGCTGCTGAACCCGGTCTTTGGTACAACTGACCGTCAGGAACAGGAACGGTTCCTGCTTGATGAAGAACGCACTGTCGTGTTCGAATTTTATGATATTGAAAACAACACGATGGCTGTGATACCGCAGTCGGGTGCAGAATTTCTTGTAGATCCGGCACCGATGCCTTACGCTTACGGTCAACCGTTTGTGATGATGCGCAACTATGATGTGCCCGACTATTTTTATCCGATGGGCGACTTGGAAAGCATTGAGTCGTTGCAGTTGGAGTTGGATAAGACCCGTTCACAGTTGGTTAATGCCCGTAAACGGTATGCCCGCAAGTATCTGTTCCATGAGCGGTCGTTTGGCCCTGAGGGCCGTGAGGCTCTAGAATCGGATGAGGATGGCCGGTTGGTTCCGGTCGTTGATGAAAACAAGCCGTTGAGTGAAGTTGTTATTCCGATGCCTCAGACGCCTCTGTCGGCAGACGTGTACAATTTCTCTGCAATCATTGAGGAAGACATCAACACGGTGTCGGGCGTGTCAGAGTATGCGCGTGGTCAGATGCCTGAGATTCGTCGCACAGCGACGGAAGCCAGCATTATTGCTGATGCAGGCAACAGTAGGGTCGCTGAAAAGTTGGCTATTGTTGAAATGTCCATTGCGCAGGTGGCACGACGTGTCGTGCAGGTCATGCAACAGTTTATGACTGGTGAGCAGATGGCGCGTGTCGCCATTGCCGGTCCACAGGACATGTTTATCACGTACACTCGGGATGACATTGTTGGAGAGTTCGACTTCAGTGTTGAGGCTGGTTCTACACAGCCGATCAACGACACTGTGCGTAGACGGCAGGCTGTAGAGTTGATGCAGGCTTTGGCGCCGTTTGTTGGAACAGTGGTGGATCCTGCCGCACTGGTTCGTTACGTGTTGCAAAACTCGTTCGGGGTGAAGGATCCGGACAAGTTCCTGATGCAACAGCAGCCGGTGTCGCCGGAGGGTGCTGAACCCCCTCAGGACTCTCTGGCGGGGCCACCGCAGGGGATACCGCAGGGGATACCGCAGGGAATGCCCCCGGGGGGTATGCCAGCGGGCGGTAACGGTGCGCCTTCCATGCCGCCAGAAGTGATGAGGCTGCTACAAGAACGAATGGGGTCGGGTTCTTGACCCCAGATAGGCAACCAGCAAGTGGGACAGTTTAGGGCTGTCTTATAGGAGCAACCATTTGGACTCCAAGGAGATAATAGGATAATGGCAGAAGATGCAACGGGAACCGACACGTCGGTTAACCCAGATTCTTCAGTTGAAGTTTCACAGGAACCAGCAGACGAGTCATTCACCGTCAAGGTGGATGGCGGCGAGCAGCAGGTCAGTCTGGAGGAACTTCGGGATGGATACCAACGTCAGTCGGATTACACCCGTAAGACGCAGGAGTTGGCATCCGAACGTAAAAGGTTGGAACAGGCTGAGGCTATTGTGTCGTCTCTGGAATCAGATCCAGAATCGACACTCAAGGCTCTTAGCGATGCGTTTGGAATAAGTGCAGCACCGGAACATTCCGGGGACCCGATTGGGTCCTCATGGGATGAACCGGATGATGGGACTTCCAAACGGTTGCAGGAACTTGAAGGTCGCGTGCAGGGTTACGACCGGCTACATAAGAAGCAAGCATTAGAGAAGCAGGTTTCTGTTTTAAAGGGCAAGTACGGCGACTTTGACCAATCTGAACTTTTTCAACACGCTCTACGCAACAAAATAGGCAATCTTGAAGCCGCGTTAACACACATGCGGTATGATGATGTGTCTTTGAAGGCGGAGAAGTTGGAAAAAGAGCAGGAACGTCTGGAAGCCAAGCGTGGAGCCAACGTGGTGGAACCTTCGGGTTCCAAGCAGGCTGGTTCCTCCCGTAAAAAGTCGGAAGCGCCCGCCATGAGTATTCGTGAGGCGTTTCAGAATGCGAAACAGGAACTTTCTTCATAACTTAGAGAGAAGGTGACAGATTATGGCGGGTAACCCGCTTTTTGACGAGATTCTGTCTACCACCCTCAAGAACTACATCCCGAAACTGACTGACAACATCTTTAGCGCAAGGCCTTTGTTCTATGCGTTGACGAACGGTCAGACAATTCGGCGTATTTCGGGTGGTCAGGCTATCGTAGTCCCAATCATTTATGGGACGAACACAACTGCTGGTTCATACGCTGGTACGGATGCTATCGACATTACGGCTCAGACAGGCATTACTGCCGCTGAGTACGACTGGGGACAGTATGCGGCTACCGTAACGATCAACGGTTTGGAAGAAGCCCAGAATAACGGTGAGGCACAGATCATTGATCTGCTGGAAGGCAAGATTTTCCAGACGCAGGAATCCGTTATCGAAAACATGAACACCATGTTTTGGGCAGATGGAAGTGGCAACGGCGGCAAGGACTGGAACGGTCTAGCGAACATTATCGGTGGAACGGGCGTGACCCTTGGTGGAATCAATCCGCTTACCGCAGGTAACTCGTGGTGGAAGTCCACTGAAGTTAATCTTGCTGGTGCGCTCACTCAGACCAGCATGGCTAACGTATACAACACCATTTCGGTTGGTAACGATCAGCCGACTATCATTATGACAACGCAGGCTTTGTACGAGAAGTACGAGTCACTATTGGAAGGTCAGATTCGGTACACGGATACCGATATGGCTGACGGCGGGTTCCAGAACCTGCTATTCAAGGGTGCACCCGTAACCTTCGATGACGCTGCCGCCTCTGGTCAGGTGTTGTTCCTAAACACCAAGTACCTGCAGTTGGTTGCTCATTCGGATGTCTGGTTTAAGCCGACACCGTTCGTGCGTCCAACGAATACTGATGCCGTGTACTCACAGTTGCTTTGTTACGGCCAGTTGACATGCAGTAACCGTGCACGTCAGGGCTTCATGTACGGGGTTGTCTGATCCTGATGGGACGAGGATTCGCTGACGCTCACAAGGTTGGTTCACGCCCATACGGGCAGCCTACTGGCGACAATTATCGGGATTCGACACCACGGCCTCAAGCCGTGGGATTCTCCCGCAACGTCCAGCGGGTCAACCCGATGAGAAGCGAATCCGTTGTCCCTGAAGTGGTCAAATGCAGTTCGCTGACTCGTGATGGGGCGCCCTGTAAGGGGCGTCCCGTTACGGGCAGTGATCTGTGTATCTTTCACACACCTAAGGCAATTTAGTGCAACTCAGCGCGATGCG